ACGGAGGCACACAGGAAACCACTGTCTACACCCGCAAAGGCATCATGGAGATATGCCGCCACAGCAATCAGCCTAAAGCCGATGAATTTATGGATTTCGTGTGGGAGATCATGGACGCGCTCATGACTGGAGAACTGGAATGCCGCCGGAATACGTCGCCGTCGCCATAAAAACAATGTACGAGCCAGCAGGTGTACATACCCCTCTCGACGGCATAACCACTGAGAAACGTACATATGACGCCACGGCTATAGCGAAAAAGTACGGCGTATATTCTAAGAACGGCAATCCGCACAATCTGGCCATTGGCATTATAGCTGACATACTGGGGATTGGGGACGAGCATAAAATTCTTGTGCCTTTCCAACATAAAAATGGGCATAGCGGCGCAACCATTCAATATGATGATTACGCCGTGGCCCTAATAACTGCGTGGATAGAGCGACAGGGAAATCCGACGGCAATTGACTACAATGGCAAGCGTTACAACTTGCGGTATAGCAAATGAATTATACCGCATAAATATTCAAGCGTTGAGAAAGCCGCCTTCCGGGCGGTTTTCTCGTGTCCAAAAGGGGGAGCGGCAAATTGCCTGTAATAAACGATTTTGGCGGCGCACGTCCGGACCTCCGGTCTTCCGTAACCAATAAGGCGAAGGCGGCCCTGAGGGAGCAGAACAAAAGCGAGTGGCAGTGCGACCTGACGATTATGGGCAACGCCCAGGTGGCGGCGGGCGTCACATTCAACGTGGAAGGCTTCGGCGCTTTCGATGGAAAGTACATCGCCGACACTGTCACCCACTTACTGGACGGCGGAGGATACACGACGAACATCAAGGGCCACCGGGTCCTTGTGGGGTACTGATATGTACGATATTTCGGAAATCATTTCCATGGTTATTTCAAGGCTACTGCGAATTGGCCAAGTGTCCAGCGTCGACCCGGGAAAATGCAGGGCGAGGGTCGCCTTCGACGACCTGAAAGACGGCGCGGGCAATCCTCTGGTTACGGCCGACGTGCAGATACTTCAGCAGCGTTCCGTCAACGCCCAGAATTTCAATATGCCGGAGATCGGCGAACATGTCTTGTGCCTGTTCCTCGCCAACGGCTTCGAAGAGGGTTTTATCATAGGTACCCAGTATACGGACGGGAACCTTCCCTCCCACGGGAACCAGGGCCTGTACTACACGGAATACGCGGACGGCGCCCTGGTTGAATACGATCTGAACCAGAGCCTGATGAAAGTAAATGCGGCGAAGGACATTGAGGTCAAGGTCGCCGGGGACTCCACCGTGGAGTCGGAAAAAGATATTACGGTCAAAGTAGAGGGCGATATAAAGATAGAAGCTGCGGGCGATATAAGCATAGAAGCCGGCGGGAAGATCACCATAAAAGCTTCCGAGTTTAACTTGAATGGATAGGGCGGTGCGTTAAATGCCTCAAGCGGCAAGAATTACAGACGAGCACAGAGGGATTTGCAATCACGGCGCGCCCTGCTGCCCCCATTCTGTCGTTGGAGAAATTACAGAGGGAAGCCCTGACGCCTATTTCGGAGGGCTAAAAGCGGCAAGGCTGGGGGACGGGGCGACCCACAACTGTCCCCATTGCGGTACCGGGAATATCTCTTCGGCCTCAAGAACTGTAAATGTCAACGGCAAGGGCGTCGCCCGATTAGGGGACGAGGTTACCTATCCGGGAGGCTCTGGTGTGATTACAACCGCCGGAGAGAAGATGAACATAGGCGGGTGACGATATGGGCGTTATCGGGACTTTTGGGGACGTTATTTTCGAGGTCCGTAACGACCGCGTTTTTACCTTTAAAGGGCCGAACCATACGGCGAAAGGCCGGTGGGCGGTCCACGACGTGATGCAGGGCAAGCCGAAAGGCGAGTTCCTGGGACCCGGCCAAAACGAGATGGAAATCGAGCTCCGCCTGTCCTCTCAGCTTGGAGTCAACCCCCGGGCTGAGTTTGAAAAAATAGGCACGATGATCCTCCAGGGCAGGCACGCCGTGTTTATGCTGGGTGAAAAACCCATCGGGAATAACGAGTGGTACGCCGATGAGATGCGGACGGATTTCGTGCGGGTAAAGGGCGACGGAACTGTGGAGTTCATGGACATAACGGTGTCCCTAAAGGAGTATTTTTAATGGCAGTTTACGAAGTGGCCGGAAACCCGGCGCGCATAGACTACGGGGCGACGGGGGTGGACGAGATTTTACAGAACGTCCGCATGATCCTCACTACAACCGTGCTCAGCGTACCGTTGGACCGGGAATTCGGCATTGATTTCAGCATCGTGGACCAGCCCACAGAGGCCGCCAGGGCGAGGCTCAGGGCTGAGATTTACACGAAGATACGCAGGTACGAACCCCGGGCTGCGGTCAAGGAAGTCGCTTTTGTGGAATCGGCTCTTGATCTTGCGGCAGGCCGGTTAATTCCCAGGGTAGTATTGGAGGCGGCGGAGTAAATGGCGGATTTATGGTTTGCCGAAACTAACGCCCGCAGGATCGAAGCGGCTGTAATCACCGGCTACGAGGCCGCCGCCCAGCTTGCGGGGATACCGAATTATAAGCTGTACCCCGGCGACCCGCGGCGGTTGTTTCTGGAGGCTATCGCCCTTTTGCTCGCTCAGCAGAACGCGGTCATCGACCTGACGGGCAAGAGCAACCTGCTTAGATATGCAGGCGAAGCGACAATAGCGGACTTGGGCTGGCTGTACGGTCCCAGGGGGGACAGGCTTCAACCGTCCCATGCCATAACCACGATAGAGTTTACCCTGTCGGCGGCGCGGAACTCAGTGACCACCGTGCCCGGCGGAACCCGGCTCACCACCGGCAGTTTAGTTTTCCAGACAGCGGAACCCCTGGATATTCCGGCGGGGGAACTAACGGGGCGTGTGGCCGCCATATGCGACACGCCGGGACCCGAGGCCAACGGTATGCTCCCCGGTCAGATCATGGAGATCATTGACAGGGGACCTTTCGTCGAAAAGGCGATTAACGTCACGGAGAGCGCCGGGGGCGCAAACGTCGAAGATATAGAGGCGTACCGGGAGAGAATCAGGAACCTGCCCGAATCTTTCAGCGTGGCCGGACCGGACGGGGCGTATTGGTTCTGGGCGAAAACGGCCAACCCTGGGATTATTGACGTTGCGGTATGGTCGCCGGAGCCGGGGCATGTAAATGTCGTACCCCTGATGGAGGGCGGCGAATTGCCGACACAGGATATCCTAGACGCGGTGTACGATATCATGAGCGATAAAACCAAACGCCCGCTGACGGATTTCGTACATGTGATTGATCCGGAGCCTATTGATTACGATGTGACGATCACCTACTGGATTGAGCGGTCCAACGCGCCTATGGCCGTGGCTATTCAAACGGCGGTAACGGCGGCTGTTTCGGATTACCTCCGGTGGCAAAGTTCGCGGTTGGGCCTGGATATTATCCCGGATGAGCTGACCCGGCGCGTCATGGAAGCCGGAGCCAGGCGGGTGGACATAGCGTCGCCGGTCTTTACCCTGCTGCAGCAAGGGCAAGTGGCCCAAGCCGGGACGGTTACCGTAAGCTATGGAGGGCTGGAAGATGCGTGATCTAAGTACCGTTACATTGCGTGAGATACTGCCCCCGTCCATCTCTCACGACTTGGACGTCCAGGCCCAGGCCGCGGCGATTGATGCGGAGCTGCGCAAGATAACCCAGTACATACCAAACGTGTCCATCCTGCCCCGTATCCGTGAGATAACCGATTCCGCCGTTATTGACCTTCTTGCCTGGCAGTTCCACGTTGATTTCTACGACCCTGAGCTCCCCCTGGAAACCCGGCGGGAGCTTGTGGCGAAATCTCTGGACTGGCACACCCGCAAAGGTACGCCTTCCGTCGTTGAGGAGGTGGTGACCGCGGTTTTCGCCGACGCCGTAATTTCCGAATGGTTCGATTACGGCGGTCGGCCTTTCTATTTCAAGATTTCAACGGAACTCACAAACGTAGGCGGCGACGCCATTGCAATGTTGGTCGCCGCAATCTTCGCGGTTAAAAACACCCGGTCCTGGCTGGAGGCGATAGAGATATTGCGCCGTGGCCAGTTCAAAATATTCGCGGGTTTCGGGGTTCTCCAGCAGGTCACGGTCCACATAGCGGCGGATTTCGGACAGCCCAGCGTTGAAAAAGCCAATTACTATCACGGTTCGTTCTTGGTCATGCGCCCCGAAATCGTGATAACCGCAATCAAAGGAGGATAGCCTCATGGCTGA